TGACACTGCCGATGAGCGCCCCGTTACGGTTCACCATATCCCCTCCCCCGTGCACGCCATCATACCGACGATGGAAGACGTGCCGACAGAATGGTGGAGAAATGTTTCTAATGTGCAAACATGGGATTCGGCTACCCGCGCCGTTTGCCCGATAAGCCGTTGGGTAGTCCCAAGCCTCACCAACTCGGTTACACGGCCATGATGGGCCGCGCCTTTGGCTGAATAGGGAAATAGGTGGTGCACCCAACAGGATTCGAACCTGTGGCCTTCGGATTAGGAATCCGACGCTCTATCCTGCTGAGCTATGGGCGCACGCCAGAAAGACCAAGCTTTCTGGGGGTTTTCGTTAGTGATCTTGGCCGTCGCCGTCAACTGACCCCGGAACGAAGCGGCAACCTGCGGCACATCGCGGCACAATATCGTCACAATCGAAGTCACAGTTTCGATCGTCCGGCGATCTGAGCGCGCATTCCGCTGCCAATGGCGAACGCGAAAGGGTTTTCGGTTTAGGTTGAGGGGGGCATGCGGGAAAAGCGTTACCTCCGTTACATCGGCAGAAATCCGCCATTTTTGGCGTCACTTTTCTGTTACTTTTCTGTCACCGGGTAACGCCTCTCTAGCGTTATAAATTGAGAACATAATATTGTTATAAATCAATGAGGTAACAAAACGGGAGATGGGATGTGACAGGAAGTGACGGCTTCGCTGTCACAATTATGTCTATCTAAAACAACGGTTTATGGCTGATCTTGGGGAAAAGTGACGGAGGTAACGCTTTTCCCGCATGACCCCCATCGCAACAGACGCAAACCCGCAGAAATCAGCCGATCGAGCACCGTGCCAACGCTGAAAAATCCGCATCGCGCTGGTCTTAACTCTCGATCGCTGTGAAACCGCCGGAACATCGCACCGAGGGAGCCGCATCGCAGCGGCCTGATGTGCAAAATTTCGATCGAAAGAAGGAGCGGGCGGGGCGTGGGGGCAAGCGCGGCGCGCGGGGTCGAGGACCCGCCCTCCCGGCGCTGGGCCGCCCTGCCCCGGCCTGCCTCCTCGCTGCCTGCGAGCGAGGCTCTGCGGGGCGGCCGCCGGCCCGCAGGGCGATCTACTGTTGACCGACTCGACGAACGTTCACCATATGTTCCGTTCTGGAGGCAGGAACATGGTTGAAGGTCGGATTGAGCAGGTCCGCGCGGCGGTGGCGGCGCACCTGGAGGCGCGGGGCATTGGCGACCGCGCGTTCTATGAGGAAATACGAGAGGGCAAGCGCGATGCCGGGCCGTTCATGGTCGGCGCGCTTGCGTGGGAACAGCGCCTGGCCGGGGCTGGCAAGGGTGATGGCGCGCTACAGCAATGACGGTCTGAGGATCGCCACATGCCTGTTCGAGGCGGCTGCCTGGCATTACGCCGTCAAGGTTAGCTGCCGGTGCGGCCACAGCGCCGCCTTCGATCCCCATGGGCTATGGTGGCTGTTCCATCGCAAGGGATGGGCCGACGATCTGCGGAGCGCGCGGGCGAAGATGTGGTGCAAGCGATGTCGGCAGTCCACCGGCGCGAAGGTGCGGCCGCGCCGCATCGACCTAGTGAAACCCTACCCGTCGAGGACGATCACGCTTCCACTACCCGAAGAACGGGAGTGGAAGCGCATCGTGAACCGCTTTCGCGGCTGATGCCGGGGGAGGCTAGGCTGTGATCGGCGCGGGCAGCGCGTTGCGCAACTGGCCATCGTCGGCGCGAGGCTCAAATGCGACGGCTTCCTGCCCCAGCCACTCGTTGACCTCCATCAACCGCATCATGATCGGCACGATCTCCAGATTGTAGAAGGTCCGCGCCGCATCGATCACATTGCCGAAGCCCCCGGTATTCTTCGGGACGACGCCGAGCAGCTGCGGCGGCACGCGGTGCGCGGCAAGCACATCGTCGCGCGTCACGTCCTTGATATTCAGGAACTCGTCTTTCGCGCCGACCTCGGCCACCGGCAGCAGCTGCACGCCGTCCTTCTTGCCCTTGGGAATATGCAGGTAGAGGTTGCGGAAATTGCCCGGCCCCTTGGCGTCACGCATCGCCTTGCGGATCGCGTTGCTGTCGTCGTTCGTCAGCCCCTCTTCCGACACATAGAGGATGAACCCGGCATGCGACCCGTTCTTGTAATAGCGACGACGGAACAGCGTGGCCGCCTCATTCAGCAGGCCGGATTGCAGCGCGGAGAGATATTCGGGCAAGCCATAGATTTCCTGCAACGGGTCCGGCTCGATCATGTGATGGATGGTGCCCGGCCTGAATTCATGCGCGCCCGACCAGGCATTCAGCTGCCCGCGGACGAACCAGAAGCTGTCCGGCTTGATTCCCACGCGCGTATAGGCCGCGGGCGACGGCTTCAGGGTCATGGGTCGGTTCGCGATATTGTCGATGCGCTCCAGATAGGCATTGCCGAAAATCAGCCAGTCCAGCACCCAGCGCGAGAAGTCGGCACGGCTCAGCCAGCGCGACGGCTTGAAGCTGCCGACCAGCAGGTTCCGCTTGAGGATGATGGCGCTCTGATGATGGCTGACCATGCGATAGGTCTTGCCCAGCATCGTCATCGGCACCGCCGGTTCGAACCAGCGGCCATTGTGCGCGACCTCGAACAGGTCGAATAGCTCGCGCCGGTCCAGCACGCTTTCCGGCTCGCCGAAGCTGTAAACCATAGGCTCAGCGGGCTTGCTCCCCTGTTCCACGACTTCCTGCATTACATGATCTCCACGGTTGAGCCGCCGCCGACTGGTTCGCTGATGTCGAGCGGTTCGAAGAAAAGGGCGTGCATGATCGCCCAGGCCAGATCGGCATGGCCCGCGCCGCCAGCGCGGCTCGCCACATAGGTGACCTGCGTTCCGCCCTTCGTGATCTCGGGCCGGATCGCCATGAACGCCTGCACCACGTCGAGCCACCCGGCATCGAACTGCAGGCGCCCGCTGGTGATGACGTTCTTGGCCTTCAACACCAGCGCCGTCTTGGTCTGGACGGAATAGTTATAGGCCTCGGCCATCGGGAAGAAGTTGCACACCAGCTGATAGACCGCCTTGCCGACGCCCGTGGTGTCGATGCCGATCTTGGTGACGTTATACTTGCCGCACCATTCCTTGATCGCGGCGGCCTGCCCGGCGAAGTCCAGTCCCTTAAGGCGCTTCTTTTCCAGCACGCGGAACTTGCCGCCCATCTTTCGCGGCGGAGCGACCGCGACCAGCGCGGCGTCGTCGCCGGTGCCGCTCTCGCTCGCGTTGGGATCATAGCCAAGCCAGACCTCGCCCATGCCGAACGGCCGCAGGTCATAGGGTTTCAGGTCGCGCCAATCGTCCCAGCTGTCCACCAAACATCGCCGCATGGCGGCGAAGGGGAACATGGACTGGCTGTCGTCCATGAAGATGCAGCGGAACAGCTGGTCGAATTCATCGACCGAATATTGCATCGCCAGCTGATCGCGATTGGCGAGGTTGAACCCGCCGTCGATCGCGTCGTCCAGCGTGACGATCTGCCGCCAGATGCCGTCCGGCCCCAGCACGCCCATCCTGAGCGCGTCATGGCTGATGTCGATGCGGACCCGCTCCGCCTTGGGCCGGCCCCGGTTGAAGCGGTCGCCGCACCACATCGGATAGGCTTCATGGGCGAGCGTGCTGGGCGTGGAAAACAGGGTGACGGAATAGCGTTCGTGGGTCGCCATCGCCGATGCGACCTTGAACAGTTCCTCGAACCCGTAAATCCAGAAACATTCGTCAATGATGACATCGCCCGGGTAGCTCTGGGCGGTGCGGTAGTTCGTCCCGAGGAAATGCAGTTCGAAGGGATCGAGCAGTTCGCCGTTTTCGTCGCTGCGCTGGACGACGATCGGGTCGCCTTTAAGCGTGACGCCGCAGACCTTCTGCACCCATTGGACGATGTAGTTGCGGAAGACGTGCGCCTGCGCGCGGCTCGCCGAGATGAACAGCTGGTTGTTGCCGGTTTCCAGCCCCCGGAGGAACCGCTCCCGCGCAAAATAGTAGGTCGCGCCGATCTGCCGCGATTTCAGGATCATGCGCGTGCGCAGGTGCGTCGTGGACAGCCAGAAGGCCTGGTGCCCGAACATCTCGCCGCGCATATGTTCGCGCAGCTGCTCGGCCATCTCGAAGGTGATCAGGTTCTTGGCCTGCGCCTTCTTCTCCAGCACATGCGGCGCGTTGCGGTTGCCGACCTTCGGGTTCAGATCGGCCTCATTGCCGCCGCCGAGATATTTCCGGACCCGCGCCAGCTTCTCGATCTGTCGCCCCAACAGGTCGATTTCCTTGAAGTCCGTTCCGGTCTTCTTCTCCTTTTCGATCAGCGACAGGTAACGGACCGTCACGCCATCTTCACAGCGATCGACCGGCGCGGCCTTGTCCCACTTGTGCCGGCGCTTCCACGCGCTCAATGTCGGGATCGGGATGCCCAGTTCTTCGCTGATCTGGGTCAGGGTCCAGCAGCGCCAGTATAGCCCACGTGCGGCGAGGCGCTGCGGCTCGCCCCAAGGTGCGACCGCCGCCTCTGCCTGCTCGATGTCTGGCGGGGCCGTGTCCATGACCCCACGCTATGACGCCTGCCCCGCAAAGCCGAACCGCCCCGCGTTGTAAGCTCCGACCCTACAACGCGGGCGCGTTGCGAATATGTCGAAATCACAGTCCTTTGACCGTCATCAGATCGGTCATCCTGTCCCGCCTTCGGGGTGCCGCCACACCAGCAGGACGGAGCTATCAATGCCCAAATCTCGTTTTTTCCGGGTCGCGGTCGAAGGGGCCACCACTGACGGGCGGACCATCGAAGCCAACTGGCTGGAGGAAATGGCGGCCAGCTACAATCCGGCCACCTATGCCGCGCGGGTCAATCTGGAGCATATCCGCGGCGTCACGGCCGAACCGCCCTTCCAGTCGCTTGGCGATGTGCTGTCGCTCAAGACCGAAAAGGTCGATCTGGCGATTGGCGGCAAGACCGAGAAGCGCACCGCCCTATTCGCCGAGATCGAGGCGCTCGAACCGCTGGTCGCCATGAACGCCGCGCGCCAGAAGCTGTTTACCTCGATCGAGATCAACCCGAATTTCGCCAACACCGGCAAGGCCTATCTGGTCGGCCTCGCCGTCACGGACAGCCCCGCATCGCTCGGCACCGAAATGCTCCAGTTCTGCGCGAGCCAGGGTGACAAGTCGCCGCTTGCCGCACGCAAGCAGGATGCTGGCAACCTGTTCAGCGAGGCGGCGGAAACCGTGATCGAAATGGCCGATGCGCCCAAGGGCAACGACGCCAGCGGCCTGTTCGCTGCGATCAAGGGGCTGGTCGAAAAACTGACGCCCAGCGCGCCGCCGCAGCAGGTGAACGCCTCCATCACGCCGCCGCAGGGCGGAAGTGGCGGTCAGGGCGAGCAGGCACCGGAAAGCGGCCTCGTGGCGCTGAGCGCCATCGTCGGCCAGCTGGCGGGCGCGGTTGAGAATTTTACTAAGACCGCCACCCAGCAGCATGCCGCGCTTGAGCAGCAGGTGACGAAGCTGGCGGGCGACATCGAGAATGCCCCGAGCCGCAGCTTCACCCAGCGTCCGCTCGCCAGCGGCGGAGAGGGCAACGCCCGCACCGACTGCTGACCCCCGCCCGTCCCGCGCCAACCCACAAGACCCCTAATCTGAGGACGTAACCATGAAGAACGCCACCCGGCTCCTGTTCACCGCCTTCGTGTCGCAACTGGCGCTGCTCAACTCGGTCGATGCCGCAGTCGTCACCACCTCCAAGTTCACGGTCGATCCATCGGTCCAGCAGACGCTGGAAACCCGCATGCAGGAATCGAGCGAGTTCCTGAACCAGATCAACATCGTCCCCGTCGATGAGATGAAGGGCGAGAAGCTAGGCCTTGGCGTCAGCGGCACCATTGCGGGCCGGACCAACACCGCCGCGGGCAACCGTCGCGTCGGCGTCGATCCTACGGCGCTCGACAGCCACGGCTATGAGTGCAAGCAGACCAACTTCGACACGGCCCTGCGCTATGCCAAGCTGGACATGTGGGCGAAGTTTTCGGATTTCGAGACGAAAATCCGCGACGTGATCCTGCGCCGCCAGGCACTGGACCGCATTCTGATCGGCTTCAACGGCACGTCGGCTGCCGCCGCGACCGACCGGGTCGCCAACCCGCTGCTGCAGGACGTGAACATTGGCTGGCTCCAGAAGATGCGGGTGGAGAATGCTGCGCGCGTCATGGACGAAGGGGCGGACGTGGCCGGCAAGGTGACTTACGGCACCCATGCCAGCGCCGACTATGTCACGCTCGACGCGCTGGTCTGGGACGCGCATCAGACGCTGCTTGCCGAATGGGCGAAGGACGACACCGAACTGGTGGCGATCGTCGGCAGCGACCTGCTGCATGACAAATATTTCCCCATGATCAACAAGTCGGAAGACCCGACCGAGCAGATCGCCCGCGACATCATCATGTCGACCAAGCGCCTCGGCGGCCTGCGGGCGGTTCGCGTCCCCGGCTTCCCGGCGGGCAAGGTCTTCATCACCCGGCTCGATAATCTGTCCATCTACTACCAGGACGGCAAGCGCCGCCGGATGGTGAAGGATGAGCCGGAACTGGATCAGATCACCGACTACCAGTCCTCGAACGAGGCCTATGTGATCGAGGATTTGGAGGGCGCCTGCCTGATCGAAAACATCCAGGAACATAACGCTTAACGACCGTCCCACGCCCAGAGCGACGGGTCGCATCCCCTCCCGGTAGCGATGCCGGGAGGGGAAACACCCAGCCAGGAGCCAGCCTCATGAATTCACCTGCCCGCGCCAGCATGCAACGCAAGCTCGCCGCCCTCGCCAATGGCGAAGGCATCGCGTCGAGCGCCGCTGCCATGCCCACCGATGGCCCCGTCGCAACCGAATATGCGCTGCTGCTCGCCGCGCTCTCTGCCGACTTCACCACCCTGTCCAACACCGAATCGACGGAACGGAAGATCGAAGCCAAGCGAGGCATGATCGACCGCTATCGCCCCTGGCTGGAAGGCGCGATGCAGGCGCAGGACCCTGTGCAGGACGAAATCGTCGGCACCATGGCGGTCTGGTCGATCGACATTGGCGACTGGCCCCTGGCATACGACCTTGCGGCCCATATCCTGACCCACGGTATCGCGCTACCGGAACGCTACCGGCGCAAGCCTGCCACCCTGATCGCCGAGGAAGTCGCGCAGGCCGGCCTCACGACGCCGCCGACGATCGATTATGAATGGCTGGCCGGCTTCGACAAGCTGACCGCCGATTGCGACATGCACGATCAGGTGCGGGCGAAGCTGAAAAAGGCGATGGGCCTTGCCCTGGTAGCCCGCGCCGACGCCTTCGACCCTACCGCCGAGAACCAGCGCGCTGGGGGCAAGATCGCCCTGATCGACGCCGCGCTGGACAACCTCAATCGCGCGAAGGCGCTGAATGAGGGCGTCGGCGTCAAGAAGCTGATCGAGCGTCTGGAAAGTGACCGGCGCAAGCTGGCCGAAGCCCCGCCGCCCCAGTCTTAACAGTTGCGCCACCCGCGCCGGGGGGCGGGCCGGGCCAAGGAACGCAAGTCCCGAAGGCCCGAACCCTCACCCCCCACTTACTCCGGGAAATGTCGATGTCGTCGCCCTTGATCTCCGTTCCGCCCACACCGGCATCGCCGCAGGACAGCAAGGTCGCTGTCGATGGCTGGTATCCGGAGATCGACTGCAACGCGATGCGCGATGCCCTGCGCGTGGGCGAGATCGTCACCCATGCGCGCCTGCTGGAGGCTGTTCGATCCGGCATCATCACCGTCACGGGCGAATTGCGCAGCTGGCGCGCCCAGCAGGAAGCCGCCGGGCACGCGACCCTCGCCGATGTATCAGGCGACGACAAGATCGACGATGTGGCCCGCCTCGAACTGCTGTTCACCCGCGCGGTGCGCATGATGGCGGCCGCAGAACTGGTGGAGCTTCACCGGGACATCTCCGCCACCAATGACGGCGTTGGGCGCGACGAAAGCCAGTTGCAGACCGCCGCCGACTATCGCCGGATGGGCATCTGGGCAATCCGCGACATGCTCGGCACCACGCGCGTTGCGGTGGAGCTGATCTGATGCGCGTGTCGGCGCTCCAGGGCGACACGCTCGATCTCATCTGCTGGCGCGAACTCGGCACCACCGTTGATGTCGTCGAGCAGGCCTATGACCTCAATCCTAGCCTCGCCGACGCGGGGCCGATCCTTGCCGAAGGAACGATCGTCACCCTTCCCGACGTGCTGCCGGCGTCCACCCTCACCCGCGAAACCATCAATCTCTGGGACTGACATGCACGATAATCTGAACGATTGGCGGGATTTCCTCTTCTGGTGGTGCGCCTCCCTGTTCGCCGGGACCATGGTCGTGGTCGCCCGCCTCGGCATCAAGCTGTTCGGCACCGCCATTGATCCGCCGGATGATGCGACGATGGCGCTTCACTGGGCGCGCCGGCGGCGCTGGCTGGCCATTTCGGAAGTGTCGGCGCTCCCCGCCTTCGCCACCGTGTCTTGCGTCTTGGTCGCCTACTACCGGCTCAACCCGATCGCGGCGGTGTTGATCGCAATCGCGCAGGGATTTGTCGGCTTTCCGCTGTTGCTTGACGGGGCATCATGGCTGTTTCGCCAGCGCCTCGGCATGCAGGGGGTGAGCCCCGGAAAGGTCGCGACCGATGAATGATCCGATCCTGATCGTCAGCCTGGTGAGTGCGGGGGCCGCCGTCGCCGCATGGGGCCGGTCCATTTGGCATCGCTGCCGCTTCGAGTGGCACAGCACCCAGCATGACGGCCGCCGCTGATGCAGAAGCCCGACAGCCTGCGCGAAGCCCTGACGCTCGCCGATCCCGAACTGGGGCGCGATCCTGACCGGCTGCTGATGTGGGTCGAAAAGGGCCGCATCCGCGCGCCCATGACGGAAAGCCGCAGCTTCGGGTATGAATATACGCTTCATGTGGTGATCGTGAGTTTTGAGGGGCACCCTTCGGTCCTGTTCCTCGCCATCAACAACTGGCTGCGCGCCAATCAGCCCGACCTTCTTGCCGCCGGCGGCGCGGGCGCAGGGCGCGGCTATTCGTTCGATGCCGACATCATGGACAATCGGAAGGTCGATCTGGAACTGCAGCTGGAGTTGACCGAGCAGGTCGCGCTTCATCTGCGCGAAGATGGCGGGTGGAATCTGGAGCATCTGGCCGAGCCGCCCATGTTCCCTGACGATGAACCTTTGTCCGATCCGCCCGCGCCGCTGCGACAGGTCTGGTGGAAAGACGAACTGCTGGTGCCCTGACGATGGCTGATGACCTGACCGCGATCGAACCATGGCTGGATGGGATCATGGCCCGCCTCTCGCAGGGGGAGCGGGTAAAGGTCGCGCGCCGGATCGGCCAGCTGCTCCGCCGGCGCAACGCCGAGCGCATCCGAGCGAATGTTCAGCCTGATGGAACGCCCATGGAGCCGCGCAAGGTGACGCGCGACAAGCGGGGACGGATCAGGGGTCGGCGCGGCAAGATGTTCCCCAAGACCAGCCTGTCAAAGAACATGCAGGTGCGCGCCGACGCCGACGAGGTGGAGGTGAGCTTCAAGCAATCCGTCGCGGGCGCGGCGAAGGTCCACCATTACGGCCTGGTCGATCGGGTGTCGCCGACACCCGGCGCGCCGCGCGTCCGCTATCCCATCCGCCGTCTGTTGGGAATCAATGACGAGGACCGGGACATGATCCTCGCCGAAGTCAGCAAGATGCTGGAGGGCTGACGCCGGCGTATTCGACAGTCTAACAGGAATGAGCAAACCGCTCTATTCTTGAGACAAAAAGAAGGATAATCCCTCGCCGGTTTCGCAGGGGGACAATGTGGCTCAGCCTTTGACTTGGATTGCAGAAGCGGCAGCAGCTGAAAAGCGCAGCCGCTATTCTTGGAACGAGCGAATCACTCACTGGGAGCGTCCGCCAAGCGATCATGAGGAATCGAAAATCCAGCGGGCAGCGGTGATCGCCACGAACTTGGTGAAAGGCAATGCGAGGCTCGTTGAAGAAAGCGTGGAAATACTTCCGCAAGGTAGCTATTATAATAATACCAATGTCCGGCTAGAGGCCGACATGGATTTGCGTGTGCAGCTGCCAGTTCTCATGGTGCGGTATGCAAGTGGCATTCCCCAAGAGGAAGCAGATCGGTCGCTTCACTATATTTCTACTGGGCGCAGCCTTCCTCAGATAGCTCGTGAGGTTCGCGATTCGCTTGCCGCAGATTGTCGGAGAACTTTTGGAGCATCGAATGTCTCAGTCGGCAATAAGGCAGTGTCGGTGGACGGCCTCGACGGATCGCATGCGGACGTTGACCTCGTCCCGGCGTTTCACCTCCATTATGTCTTTCGCGATGCGGATGGAGCCTATCGCACCATTGAAGGCGTGGGCATCTCCGGCGCGGATGGCAGCGAAACTTGGAATTTCCCCGAGCAGCATCATGCAAATGGTATCGCGAAGCGCGCGAACACAGCGCACCGTTTTAAGAAGGTCGTTCGCGCGTTGAAGCGCCTAAACTATGAATTGTGCGATCTAGGCGCGATTAACCGCCGTATGCCCTCTTTCATGGTGGAATGCCTTGTGTATCTCGCCGAAGATCGGTTCTTCTTGGTTGACGAGGACGACCGCTACGGTCGCTTGCTGCGCGTGGTGCTTCGGATCAGCGAGCTCCTGAGTGACGACAAATTCGCTGAGCAGGCGCACGAAATCAACGATGTGAAGTATCTATTCCACCATGAACAAGCATGGACCCTTAGTGATGCTCGCAACTTCCTGAGCGCGGCTATCGCGCGCTTGGTCGCATAGGATGTGGTCCCTTCTCGCGCGTCGAACACAGGTGATCATACTTGTTGTTCTGACGACCGTTTTGCTGCTGGGTTTGCAAGCGGCATCTGAGTGGTGGACCGGCGCAACGCCTTCTCTTCTGAAGTTCATATCTTTGGTGGCAACGCTTATCAGCACCGTCGCGGTGCTGGCGGCTAACTGGACATGGCGCGCAATCTGGCGAAAGCTCCCTTTCCTCAACCGCGTCTTCTTTCCGGACCTCAACGGCGTGTGGGAGGGCTGGCTTCAGACCACTTGGGAAGACCCCGAAACAAAGCAAGTTCCGGGGCCTATCCCGTCCAGAGTGACGATCCGACAAGGTGTTCTTGCGATCAATGTCCGGCAGAAGACGGGGGAAAGCGCCTCCTGGTCCACTCGGGTAATCCCGGAGGCCGATCCTGATGCCGATCGTTACCGCCTTTGGTATTCCTATTCGAACAAACCTAATGCGGCTGTCTCTCACCGATCATGCGACCACGACGGCATCGCCTGGCTGGAGCTTTCGCTGGGTGATAGCCCTGACGAGTTGCGCGGCCAGTATTTCACCAGTCGCCGGACCACAGGCGACATAATGCTGCGTCGCGTCAGCACCCAACCCTAGTGACCAAGCCGCTTCTAAGGCGAAGGCGGCGGTGAGGATGGAGGGGTGATGATCAACTCCCGCGCCGCCGTGGTCTTTCCGCTCACGCGATAATTCAGCCCGACCGGCTCGATTGTCGCCCAGGAGAAGATTTCACGGATCTGCGGTACGTCATTGATCGACAGGATGAAGCGCCCCTGCGCGGCCCGCAGAAGATCGCTCAGCCGGTGGAAATCGGCGTCCGAGAAGACGTTGCGGCCATAATCGTCCGTGCAGCCCCAATAGGGCGGATCGAGGTAGAACAGCGTGTGAGGGCGGTCATAGCGCGGGATCAGCCTGTCGAACGGCAGGCGCTCGATCGCGACCGACGCGAGCCGCTCGTGAACCTCCTCCAGCATCGGCACCAGCTTGGTCAAGTCGAAGCGCGCGGGGCCGGTGGTGGCTGTGCCGAACGTCCGCCCCATGACCTTGCCGCCAAAGGCGAGCCGCTGGATGAACAGGAATCGCGCCGCCCTTTCCAGATCGGTGAGTGTATCCGGATCGACCCGCAACAGCCGCTCGAAATCGGCCCTGCTGGTCACTTGCCATTTCAGCACATCGAGCAGCTGCTGATAGTGGCGCTGGAGCAGGCGGAACAGCGTGGTCACATCGGCGGAGATGTCGTTGATGACCTCCGCTTTCGGCCGCCGATCACGGCGAAAGAAGATGCCGCCCATGCCGACGAACGGTTCCACATAGCAGTCATGCGGGATAGTGCCGATCATCGGCACCAGCCTGGTCGAAAGCGCGCGCTTGCCGCCGATATAGCCAGCCAGCGTCCGAACCGGCGCAACAGGCGCCAGCGTTTCCAAATCCTTCATCTTTGCATCCCAAAAGCCCGACCGCCGGGGTGCCCGGTGGCGGAGATCGACTGTGCCTGATCAGCACTGAGATGCAGGAGCGTAGCCTGCGGTTGAGGGGTGTTAGCGCACCCCTTGCCCTCCGCCTGATCTGGCGGATGGGCGAAAGTCATTCAGCGGTCGGAAGGTCCGGCGTGTTCACGTCCACGCTGGCCGCGCCGTCCCATGCTTCGATCAGCTTCTGGAGGCGCAGGCTGTTCGCGGTGCAGATCATCGCGTCGGCCTCATCCACGATGGCAAGTCCACCGGCGCGCAAAGCTCCCCCGGCCCGGTCCGACAAGTCGGAAAGGACGGGCACGTCCGCCGCGCCGCCGTCACCTTCACATCGGACGCTCGCTCCACCCGCGCTTCCGTCGCCGCGCAGCCTGCTGCGCAGGTCAGCAAGAGCAGCGGCGTGATCCTTCTGCAAATCATGGGTGATCCTTTCCAACTGGGCGGCCTGCTCGCGCTTGACGCGGGCGACGTTCTCGCGATCGAGGCGGGCTGCTTCCTGATATTTGGCGCTCAGGATGGCGGGAATTTTCCGCATCTCTTCCCGCTGATCGACGAACTTGATCTTCCAGTGCTGCGCCAGCTGCTGTTGCTGCCGGCCCCACTTCACGGCCCCATCCCAACCATGCCACGCCCATGCAAAGGCCAGCAGCGCGGCGACGGCGAGCGCCTGCCATGGGTGCCGCCACAGCCATTTCGCCGCGGCGAGCAGGATGTGCCCGATCCCATTGAGCAGCTTGAGCGGCCAGCGCAGATACCAGGGCAAAAGGTCGGCCATGACGATCAGGCCTCATTCGTCGACAGCGCGCCGCCGCGCGCGACGATGCGCCGCTGCACGCTGGGAGGCTGGGCGTTGTAGATCGGGCGGCGCACGGCGATGCAGCGGCTCTTGGCGATGCGGGTGATCGTTACAGCGTTGCTCTGGTTGCCGCCCAGCACATGATAGGCGATGTCGTCCTCGGCGACGTATAAGGCGACGTGACCGCCCCCGCCGGGCCGTTCGAAGACCAACACGTCGCCCAGTGCCGCCGAAGCCGCCTTCGTGCCGAACTTGGCCCAGTTGCGCGCCCATAACGGATTGGCGACGACATCCTTGCCCGCGCGGTGCGCGACGATCGCGGCGAACAGGCCGCACCATGCGACGTCGTCGTCGCTATAGCCGCTGATCGCCACCCCGGCAGCGTTCAGTTCATCGCGCCAGGACAGGATCGTCCGGTTCGACCCTTTGCCGACGACTTCGGTAACGCCCAGCAGCTTGAGCGCTTCGCCGATCGTGCGCGGCGGCACGGTGACACGGGCCAGCCAATCATAGGCGGCGGGCAGCTTGGGCATGCAAATCTCCCTGAAAGAACAGGGGGATTGTCGGTCCCGCGCGCGTGCTGCTCAACGCGGGGGCGTTGTAGAGCAAGGCCTAACAACGGCGCGTGATTGAAGGAGCGCGCCACCCTGCCCGATGGTCGGTCAATGGCCATTGCATCCGACAGTTTTACCGGCGTCGATCTCTCACGCCTGCCCGCGCCCACGGTGATTGAGCCGCTGAGCTTCGAGATCATCTATGCCGAGGCGCTGGCGCAGTTTCAGACCTTTTTCCCGGAATTTGATGCCACAGTTGAAAGCGATCCCGTGGTTAAGCTGTTGCAGCTGTTCGCATATCGCGAACTGGTCCTGCGCCAGCGGGTCAACGATGCGGCGCGCGCCGTGATGCCGGCCTATGCGGTGGGTGCCGATCTGGACGCGCTGGCGGCGATCGTGGGCGTGGAGCGCTTCGTCCTTGATCCGGGCGACCCTGAAAATCAGGTGTCGCCTACGCTGGAAAGCGACGATGATCTCCGCCGGCGCATGGTGCTGGCTCCCGAAGGCTTTTCCGTGGCCGGGCCAGAAGGTGCCTATATCTTCCACGCCCTTTCCGCCGATGGCGACGTGCTGGACGCGTCGGCCGTCAGCCCATCACCTGGCGAAGTGGTGGTGACGGTCCTGTCCCGCACAGGCGACGGCACGCCATCGGCTGACGTGCTTGCCGCCGTGGAAAACAAGCTGACCGATCGTTCGATCCGGCCCCTGACCGATGCAGTCACCGTGCAGGGTGCGGATATCGAGCCGTTCGCCATCAACGCCACTTTGACCTTCCTGTCCGGCCCCGACCGATCGCTGGTGCTCGCCGAAGCGCAGGCCCGGCTCAACAGCCATCTTGCAGCCACGCTGCGACTGGGGCGCGATGTGACCCGCGCCGGCATCATCGCCGCCCTGCATCCCGAAGGTGTCCAGAACATTGCCCTTGCCTCGCCCGCGGCGGACATCGTGCTGACGCGCCAGCAGGCCGGCTATTGCACCGGCATCACGCTGCTCGATGCGGGCGTGGGCGAATGACCTCGCTGCTGCCGCCCAACACGTCGGCGCTCGAAAAGGCGCTGGAACGTCTCACCGTGGAGCGGATCGGCGACATCAGCGTCCCGCTCCGTGATCTGTGGTCGGCGGAAAATTGCCCGGAAGCCTTGCTGCCTTGGCTCGCATGGGCGCTGTCGGTCGATCAATGGTCCGCTGACTGGCCGCTGCACATCCGCCGCGCCCGTGTCGCCGCCGCCATCGCCATCCAGCGGATCAAGGGCACCGCTCAATCGGTGATCGATGTCGTCGCCAGCTTCGGCGGCAATGTCGTCGTTCGGGAATGGTTCGAGACGACGCCCCCTGGCGATCCTCACACCTTTGACCTGACCGTCACCCTCGGCGGACAGGGGCAGGCCGCGCCCACAGCCGAGTTCATCGACGCGGTGATCGCCGAGGTCGCCCGCACCAAGCCAGTCCGCTCTCATTTTGAGTTCACCGTGGCGACCGCCATGCAGGCCCGCATTGGCCGCCGCGCGGTCGCCCGCCCCGTCATCGCCAATCGCCTCTGGTGCAGCGCCGTATGAGCGCCGCCGCCCCCTCTGCCAACGGAGCCTGACCGATGCCTGCCCCTCTCGAAATCATCGTCACGAACGCTGGGCGCGCCGCCATCGTCAATGCGCAGAACACCGGCACGGCTCCGGTGACGATCACGCAGATCGGACTTTCGGGAACAGCTGTGACGCCGCTGCCAACATCCGCGGCTCTCACCGGCGAGTTCAAGCGTGTCGCGGCCATCGCAGGTGAAGTGGTGGCCGACGACACGATCCATGTCACTCTCACCGACACCAGCGGCGATGCTTACAGCCTGCGGTCGATCGGGCTTTATCTCGCAGATGGCACATTGTTCGCCATCTATGGGCAGGTGGCACCCGTGCTGGAAAAGACGGCCCAGTCTATCGCTGCCCTGTCGATCGACGTGATCTTTGCAGACATTGCCGCAGCCGCGCTCACGTTCGGGGATGCCACTTTCACCAATCCGCCAGCGACAACGGAACGACAGGGCGTGGTGGAGCTGGCGACCGTGGCAGAAGCCCAAGCGGGAATCGACGCGTTACGCGCTCTGACAGCCTCTGCCGCCAAAGCCGCCATCCTTGGCTGGCTGCTATCGCAGGATGGCTCCGGCAGCGGCTTGGACGCCGATCTGCTCGACGGCCAGGACGGGAGCTATTATTCGAACATCATCGCGCGGCTCGGCTATACCCCCGCAAACAGGGCGGGCGACACCTTCAGCGGTCCGATCCGACGCGACGGCGCGTTCTATTTTGATTTCAGCGCCAGCAATCCGCTCATCAACTTCGACGCTGCGGATTATTTCGTATTCGATAGGGCGGGCAACAGCCTCTATCTGACCATTGGGGGCGTCACCCGCGCGACGTTCACCAGTGATGGCTGGCTGGGCATGCAGTCCGGCTTCTCGGTAAACGGCAACTTGGTCTGGCATGCTGGCAATGATGGCGCTGGCTCCGGTCTGGACGCCGATCTGCTCGATGGTCAGGACAGCAGCTATTATGTGAACATCCCGGCCCGGCTCGGCTACACGCCCGCGAATAAGGCGGGCGACACCTTCAGCGGCCCGATCCGCCGTGACGCGGGATATTATCTCGATTTCCAGAGCAGCAACCCGATCCTGAATTTCGATGCGTTCGACTATTTCGCCTATGATCGGACCGCAAATAGCTTGTCGCTCTACATCAACGGCACGGCGCGCGCGACGTTCACGAACGACGGATGGCTGTGGACGCAGACCGGCTTTTCGGTAAACGGTAACCTGGTCTGGCACGCGGGTAATGATGGCGCGGGCTCCGGATCGGACGCCGATCTCCTTGATGGGCAGCACGGCAGCTATTATTCAAATATTCCGGCGCGCCTTGGCTACAACCCAGCGAACGCGGCAGGGCAGACGTTCAGCGGACCCATCGGGCGAGACAGTGCTTTCTACCTCGATTTCGTGAGCGGCGGTCCGCTCATAAACTTCGATGCGAACGACTACCTCAACTATGATCGCGTCAATAATGCGCTTCAGATAGTCCTTGGCGGCCAAGCGCGCATGATCCAGCGGGCATCCGGCGCGCTCGATTTCTACGGCACCAGCAGCGTGTATTTCAATGGCGTGAATGTCTGGCATGCTGGCAATGATGGTTCGGGTTCCGGCCTAGATGCTGATCTGCTTGACGGCTTCCACGCATCCGACTTGCTGCGGGTGATCTCTGAATCGAAGGCGGGCAGCGGTTACATGCAGCTGTCCAATGGCCTGCTCTTGCAATGGGGGCGCTGGACATCTTCCCCGACCCCCGGCGCGGCACTGAATATCAACTTCCCCGTCGCCTTCTCGGCCGAGCCCTTCACGCTGGTGACGATGCCCGTCGTCACCACGTCATCAGGCGCTACCACCTGGTCGAGCGACGGCATCACCGGATCAGCTTTCCCGGCCCGTTGCAGCATCGCGAGCATCGGGTGCCGTTACTTCGCGATTGGACCTGTCTGACCATGATCTATTTCAGCGCCGAAGCTCTCGCCTTTTACGACAGCGAAATCCATGCCTCGATACCTGACGACGCCCGCGCGATCTCGGCGGAGCAACACGCTTCGCTGCTTTACGCGCAGGAGATGGGCAAGTGCATAGTGGCGGATAACGATGGCAATCCGATCACTGCGGACCCCCACTCGCTGCTCAACCTGGACGAACTCAAGAATGCTCGCTGGCTGGACGTAAAGCAGCTGCGCGACCAGCACATCGACGGGGGGTGCGACGTGCCTGCCATCGGCCGCTTCGATACCGATGTGCTGAGCCGATCGAACATCAATGGCGCGGTAACAGGCGCATTCATGGCGAAAGTGGCAGCTGCCCCGTTCGCCGTGCAATGGAAGCTGGCAGACAACAGTCTTGTCGAACTCGATGCCGATCAGATGATCCACGCGGGCCAGACCGTGCTTGCCCATGTTTCGACCTGCCATGGCCGCAGCCAGGCGCTTGGCCTCCTGATTGCCGCCGCCGCCACAAAGGCGGATTTGGAAGCGATCGACATTGAAGAAGGCTGGCCCGCATGATCCGTCGCGCGGGCCATTGCATCTTGCCGCTGATGCGGTCGATCGACATCCTTGCCTGCACGATCTGGCTCAGCTGCCTTTATCCCTTCCGCCTCGCCGCGCGGCCAACAGGCCGGGAGATGATCAGCAGCTATGTCGGGGAGGCGCAATTCAACGGCCAACGCTGGGCGATGCGCACGGCCGCCGTGATCGACTGGTGCGCCATGCGGCTCGGTGACAAGCCGGACCACTGTCTGCGCGCCTTCCACCACTACCAGTTTCTCGACGATTGAAGGAGATCAGCATGGAATTTCGTATCGGCAAATTCGACGCCAGCGCCCGCACCGTTCCCGTGACCTTCGAGCATGCCGGAGTGACGCACAAGCGCGACGTTAACGCCTGCCTCACCGACGCGGGCAGCTATGACAAGAAGGCCACTACCGCGCGAGTTGAGGAAGTCGCCCAAGGGGTGGCGCACAAGATCGAACTGGGTGTCATCACCAATCCGCCGCCCGAGCCGGAAGCTCCCGAAGCTTCGGCCGAATAAGGGCGTTGTAAGAGGAAACCAAACAACGCCCGCCGCTGGCTTGTTCGGCGGGCGTTGGCATTGTGGGCTGCATGCGCACGCCCGAAGATAGTGAAACCGACGCGGACAATCTGGTCCGCCTTGGCACCGTCGCGTCAGTCGATCTTGCGGCCGCCCGCTGCACCGTATCCCTTGCCGATGGCGTGGACACGCCGCCCGTTCGCTGGATGGAAAGCCGCATGGGCGCAGTGCGCATCTGGTCACCACCAAGCGTAGGCGAGCAGGTGATGTTGATCTGCCCTGCCGGTGAGATCAGCAGCGGCATCGCCCTGCGCGGCATCCCGTCTGATGCCTTCCCGGTGCCGACCAACGCGCCAGATGTCACCCATATCGAATTCCCTGACGGTGCGGCCATCAGCTATGACCATGCTGCCCACGCGCTGCTGGTGACGCTTCCCGAAGGCGGCACGGCCACGCTGAACGTCCCCAGCGGCGTATTCATCAACGGCCCGGTCGAGGTGAACGGCGATGTCATGATCACCGGCACCGCGACGGCCAGCGAAGATGTGATCGGCGGCGGCAAGAGCCTCAAGAGCCACAAGCACAGCGGCGTGCAGGCGGGCGGCGCGCAGACAGGCGGGCCGGTATGATGGGCATGTCCGCAGCCACCGGCAAAAGGCTGGAGGGCGACGATCACCTGGCGCAGTCGGTCGGCGACATCCTGACCACGCCGCTCGGCACCCGCCCGATGCGCCGGGATTATGGATCGCTGCTGCCCGAACTGATCGACCGCCCCCTGAACGCAGCCACGCGCCTGCTGTGCGCGATGGCAACGGCAATCGCGATCGCGCGCTGGGAACCGCGGCTGTCCGTCCGCAAGGTGCAGCTGGAAGGTTCCTTTGCCGGCGGAGAGGCCACCATCATCGTCACCGGCGTCCGAACCGACCAGCCCGACCCCAACGCCCTCACCCGCCTGACCATCCCGATCCGTTAACAGGAGCCAGCCATGCACGGCATCAAGACCAACGTCCTCACTGTCGGCACCCGCGCCATCATGCCGGTTGCAACTGCCATCATCGGCGTCGTCTGCACGTCCACCGACGCAGATGCCGATGCCTTCCCGCTCAACAAACCCGTGCTGGTCACGAACATTCGCGCCGCGATCAGCGATGCCGGCGTGCTGGGCACGCTCAAGCCGACGCTGGAGGCGATCAGCGACCAGGCCGATGCCGTGGCGATCGTCGTGCGCGTGGACACCGACGCCGACCCCGCCGACCAGGACGATCTTGTCGTCGGCACCGCCACCGGGGGCGCCTTCACCGGATTGCAGGCTCTACTGGCGGCAGAGGCGCAGACGGGCGTCCGCCCGCGCATCCTTGGCGCTCCGGGCCTCGACACGCAGGAAGTGACGGCCGCGCTTGTCGTCGTCGCCAAAAAGCTGCGTGCCTTCGCCTACGCCGCAGGCATCGGCGCGGACATTGCTGCCGTCTCGACCTATGGCGAGAATTTCGGCGACAAGGAACTGATGCTGATCTGGCCAAACTGGAACAGCAGCTTCGCCGGCGATGGCGTGGCGCGAGCGATCGGCCTGCGCGCTGCGATCGATGAAGAGCAGGGCTGGCAGAAGACGATCTCCAACGTGCCGGTGGGCGGCGTCACCGGGGTCAGCAAGGACATCCACTTCGACATTCAGGATGATTCCACCGACGCCGGCACTCTCAACGCAGCCCAGATCACCACCCTCATCCGCTCCAGCGGCTTCCGCTACTGGGGCAACCGCACCCGGTCGGAAGAACCGCTCTGGGCCTTCGAAACTTCCGTGCGCACGTCGCAGGCGCTCCAGGATGAAATTGCCGAGGGCATCCGGTGGGCGATCGACAAGCCGCTCACCAAGATGCTGATCAAGGACATCCTCGACACCATCAATGCCCGCTTCCGCGCGCTGACGGCGCAGGGGCGCATCATCGGCGGCTCGGCCTGGTATGACCCGGCCTTGAACAGCCAGGCCGATCTGGCGGGCGGCAAGCTGACAATCGACTATGATTTCACACCTTGCGCCCCGCTCGAAAGCCTGACGCTCAATCAGCGCCTGACCGATCGCTACTATGCGGACTTCGCTTCGCTGACGGCCTGATCCCTTCCCTGAACTTCCGGAGATTTCATCATGGGCATGCCCTCCAAGCTCAAGAACATGAACACCTATCTGGATGGCGTCGGCCATCTGGGCATCATCGCATCCTTCACCGTGCCCAAGCTGGCACTCAAGATGGAGGAATGGCGCGGCGGCGGCATGCTCGGCCCGATCATGGTTGATCAGGGTCTGGACAAGATCGAGGCCGAATTCACCATGGGCGGCCTTGTCGTGCTGGCGCTCCGTCAGTTCGGGGCCACCCAGCACGACGCGGCCCTGCTGCGCTTCGCCGGCGCCTACCAGGACGACGGTACCGGCGCGGTGAAGGCCGCCGAATTCACCATGCGCGGCCGCTATTCCGAACTGGACTGGGGCGATGCCAAGCCCGGCGACGACACGGAGCATAAGTCGAAGATGGCCTGCTCCTATCTGCGCATCGACATCGACGGTCGCAACGAACTGGAAGTCGATCTGCTCGCCGGCGTCTTCATCGTCAATGGCATCGACCGTTACGCGGAAATCCGCGCCGCCATCGGGGGCTGACCCCGCACCAGCTTCGCCCCGGCGTGAATAAGCGGGCACGCCGGGGCGGGGACCTGTCCGCCCGCCCGATCATAAGGAACCCGCATGTCCGAACCCAGCCAGCCCAAGGCGGCCACTGTCGCCAAGATCACGCTGCTCGAACCGATCGAGCGCGAGAGCGGCCCCGTGAAAGAATTGACGCTGCGCAAGCCCCGTGCGGGTGAGATGCGCGGCCTTTCGATCAAGGACCTGATGAACGCCGAAACCAGCGCCGTCATCACGCTGACGCCGCGCATCTGCGATCCGTTCATCACCGATCAGGAAGCCGCCATGCTCTCCGCCGAAGATTTCGCCGAAGTCGCGGGAACCATCGTCGGTTTTTTTATGAGCCCGGCCCAGAAGGCGATCTTGCAGGCGATGGCCGGGGGCGCTCCGTCGACGAACTAATGGCGGACATAGCGGCCATCTTCCAATGGCCGCTGTCCGAGATGGTGGGAATGGACCTCACTGAACTGATCCGCTGGCGTGAATTGGCCGTGGAACGCTGGAACCGCATGCAGGGGCAGGAATAATGGCCGACAACAAGCTCAACCTGCTGGTGCAATTCTCGCCGCTCGACAAGCTGTCGGGCGCGATGCGCAACATCATCGGGCTGGGCAGGTCCGGAGGCCAGGTGCTGGGGCAGATGCGCCGCACCGCCCGCGATCTGGACGGCGAACTAAAGGAAGTGCGCCGGCAGATGGCCCGCTCCACCGGCAACATCACCCAGCTGGTCGATCGCGAACGCGATCTGGAGGCTCAGGTTGCGCAGGCAAACCGCCAGCTGGAGCGGCAGAAGTCACTTCTGGCCTTTCAGGGGAGGGTTGGCCGCATCAGCGCGCGTGGCGAGCAGATGCGCAGCGACGGCCAGTCCAATGTCGGCACCGGAACCGCAGGGATGCTGGCGATCGGCGTGGCGCTGAAAGGCGGGGTGGAATTTGATGGAGTGATGGCCGACATCGGCATCAAGCTGGGGATCAATGAGCGCCTGACTGCCACGCTCGCCCAGCAAATCCTCACCGCCGCCAAGAACAGCAACCAGCTGCCGTCGACCATGCAGGCCGCCGCCGACACGCTCGCGTCAGTCGGGCTGACGGCCAAGGAAATCCCGGCGATGCTGGGCGACATCGGCAAGGTCGCCACGGCCTATAACGCCCTGCCCGAAGACTTGGCGGGCGCAGCATCGGCGTCGATCAAGAATTTGGGCGTGGAAGCGAACCAGACCGGAAAGGCGCTGGCGTTGATGGCCGTGGCGGGCAAGGCAGGCAAGTTCGAGATCAAGGATATGGCTGCCCAGTTCCCGCAGCTGGCGGCGACGGCAGCGAGCCTCGGCCAGAAGGGCTTGGGCGCGGTCGCCGACCTGTCCGCCGCATCACAGTTCGTCGCCGAAGGCGTGGGCGGCGACATGTCCACCGCCGCGAACAACCTCAACAACCTGCTGGCCAAGATCAACACCGAGGATGTGCGCAAGAACTTCAAGGAGATGGGAATCGACCTGCCGGCGGCGATGAAGGCGGCCTATGCGCAGGGCAAGACGCCGATTGAGGCTATCGCCGAACTGACGAAGAAGGCGCTGGGCGGGAACATGGAAAATCTCGCGCTGCTGTTCGGCGACATGCAGGCGCAGGACGCCCTCAAGCAGCTGGTGCCCAAGCTCGACGCCTACCGCGCGTTGAGGGCCGACATCCAGAAACAGACCGGGCAGGTCGAGGATGATTTCGCGCGCAAGTCCGCGACGGCGCAAGCCGGACTGCTCGCGCTGATGGGGGACGCGCAGGCCATCGGTGTGACGATCGGCAGCACGGTCCTGCCCAACCTGGTCGAATTCACCGGCTACCTGCGCACGGGGGCCGACTGGCTTAACCGCTTCGCCCAGCAGCACCCCTTGCTTGTCAAATATCTGGTGATGGGTGCCGCTGCGACGGCCACGTTCAAGATCGGGCTGGGCGTTCTCCAGTTCGGCTTCGGCGGCATGCTGGGCATGTTTTCCAAGGCGCTCCCGCTGTTGAACGTCGCTCGCATCGCCTTCCTCTTCCTCGGTCGCGGCGTGATGCAGGCCGGCATGATGATGCTGGCGAACCCGCTGGTGCTGGCGATCGTGGCGATCGGCGCGGCCGTGGGCACGCTTGCTTATCTCGTCTATGCGAATTGGGGGAAAATCAGCGGCGCATTCACCACCGGCTTCAACTATGTGAAGGGTCTGCTTGCTGCTGCGCCCGCATGGATGCGCTCGCTCGGCTCGATGATGATGCAAGGGCTTCTCGCCGCCCTCAATCCCATGCTTCTCGCCAACCGGCTGCTGTCGATCGCTCGCACGGGAATCACGGCTTTCAAGCAGTTCTTCGGCATCAAGTCGCCATCCCGCCTGTTCATGGAGATGGGCGGCCACATGACCAGCGGGCTTGCCATCGGCGTCGATCGAGGCGGGAAGCAGCCTCTGCGGGCGATGAATAACCTCACGGGGCAGCTGGCGGCATCCGGCAACGGCGCGAAAGGTCCGACGCGCCTTGCCGAGCCATCGCCCAATCCTATCACGGCTCCCGGACGGACCATGGCACGGGGAGCCTCGGCGCGGCGGGAACCGGGGGCGGGCATGTCCGCCGCGCCGATCACCATCCAGATTTACCAGCAGCCCGGCGAAAGCGCCGACACGCTGGCAAATCGCGTGATGCAGATGCTGGAGGCGAAACAGCGCACGGCGCGCCTGTCCAGCTATCGCGATGACTTCTGACGGAGGACCTGGCTGATGCTCGCCGCTCTGGGCATGTTCATTTTCGACACCGACAGCGCGCTGTTCGATGAACTGTCGCGCCGCAGGTCATGGCGGCACGGCCGAACGGAGCGTTTCGGCGCGCGGGCGGCGAGCCAGTTCCTCGGGCCGGGACAGGATCAGGTCACGCTTTCGGGCAAGTTGATCCCCGAACTGGCCGGCTCCTATTCGTCGATCGAAAAGCTGGTGGAGATGGCAGACACCGGCGAGGCCTACCCGCTGGCAGATGGACTGGGCAACATCCTCGGCTCATTCACCATCGAAACGATCGACGAACAGCACAGCAACCTCATCGACACGGGGCGCGCGCGGACGATCGACTTCAGCATCGATCTGGAACGGGTGGATTGATGGCGACGGCGAACGGAAGGAAGGGCGATCAGGCCTATGTGCAGCCGCGCGCCGCATGGTCGGCCGTGCTGGATGGAAAGGACCTTGCCGACAAGCTGGCACCGCGGCTCATCAGCCTGCGATTGACGGAGAAGCGGGGGGAAAGCAGCGACGAACTGGAGATCGTGCTGCATGACCATGACGGCAAGCTGGCGCTGCCGAAGGAAGGGGCACGCCTGACCATCGCGCTAGGGTGGGAACGCGGGAGCGGCGTCACCGTAGGGCTGGTCGGCAAGGGCAGCTTTGTCGTGGATGAACTCAGCTGGGAGGGACCGCCGGACAAGGTGACGATCCGCGCGCGCTCCGCCGACCTCCAGCAGGGCTACCGCACCCGCAAGAGCCGCGTCTGGAACGGAAAAACCATCGGGCAGATCATCGACCAGGTGGCTGCCGATAATGGCCTGACGCCGCGTTGCCATGCGGACCTGCGCAGCAAGGTGGTCACGGCAATCGAGCAGTCCAACAAATCCGACATGTCGTTCGTCCGCGATCTGGGGCGGCGCTATGACGCGGTCGCCACGGTGAAGGACAAATGCCTGATCTTCTCTCCCGTCGATGCCGACACCACGGCGACCGGCAAGGCCATCCCCTCGATCGAGATCACGCGCGGCAAGGGGGACAGCTACAGCTATCGCCGCGCCGAGCGCGACCGTGGCAACGACGGCGCGGAGGCCGACTGGTATGATCAGGGGCAGGCGAAGCGGAAGACCGCCAGCCATGGCGGTTCGCGGCGCAAGAAGCTGAAACGTGTCTATGCCAGCGAGAGCGATGCCAAGGCGGCGTCGAAGGCGGAATCAAACCGCATCGCTCGCGCGGCCGCCACACTCCAGATGAACCTTGCCTACGGCATCGCCGATCTCGCGCCTGGCATGCGCGCGACGGCCAAAGGGTTCAAGACCGAGATCGACGCGCGCAAATGGCGCGTGGCGTCGGTCGATCACACCATGGACGGCGACGGCGGGTTCCGCACCCAGATGGAGATGGAGGCAGCGCCCTAAGCGGCTACTTTTGGCGCGGGCGGCAGCTTTTCCCAGATGACGCCATCTTTGAACATGACGTGTAACTCCAGTCGGAGTTGTTCAAAGTCTGGATGATCTTTGCCTACACCTTGAGCAACAAGGCCTTTGCAAAGGGCGATATGCGCATGAGCCTCATGCTTATTGCCAGCTTGATCGCATTCGCATTCATCCACGACGCTGAGTGCGCGCTCCGACCCTATTTTCATAGCACGCAGGTCGCGTGCGGCTATGGCGCATAAGGCGAAGAGGGACTGTCCAGGAATTACGTCTAAGCGAGATATGAGCCGGTCACAGGAAATTCCCTCCGGCTCAATACGCCAAACTGAAAAATTTCCGGATAGCAAATCAGGCTTGGGGATGATCGCGGATTTGACGAGGCGTGTCCGCGCATTACCGCTTCGCGGGTCAAAAGCCCCACGAACAATCGTTTCGTCATCGTCTATGACGCCCAGCGAAATTGGGTCTTGCTGCACCAATTCTCGCGGGCAGCCTGCGCTGCACCCCGTCACGCTATCGAGCTTTTAACTTCGTCAATCGAGAGCAGCTCGCTAAGCTTGTTCGCGTCTCTAATCGCCAATTCACAGGGGAAGCTTGCCGAGCGCGGAACCATGGTGCCGATCACTCGGCCATTGCCATTGATGGTCAAAGCAACGACACGCTGATCGCCTTCCCACCGCAAGGCGATCGAACCATCATCATCGACCTCGACTTCAGGCTGGCGCACACTCGCGCTGAATGACTGAGCTAAAATCTGGAGGTCGTTCTTCACATACGCGTTCGGAGCCTGCGACCCCTCACCGTTCCATCCGTCTTCGAGATCAGCGATTTCACGAAGAATTTGGGCGAAATGTGCCGGGGCGGTGACACCCAAGCGGTCCCCGCTAGCCCACGCAGCAACCCAGTTCGATAGACCGCTCATGTCCTCCGAAGACCCGACACTGACCAAATCCACAACTGGCTGTTCAAACAGATCGTAGGCGAAATAGGTTGTATGTTCGTTAACAAACGGATGATCAAATGCCGAGGTGGCGGACGCAGGCGCGCCATAGGCCAACGTAGCGGCGAGCAAGGGCATGCGCTTCCAGATGCGAGCCATCTTGGGCCGATTCAATTCGAGATTCGTCTTGGCGGCTTCGACGGCCAAGGCAGCCGAATTCACCGCGTTGGCCGCCGCAGATGGCAGCGCAGGGACAACTGAACTGATGCAATTAGGCTGCAACATAGTCATAGCCACCAGACATAATCTGCTCAACCTCGGCTGCAAGGGCGTTTACGATGTTCGTCGCCTTATTCTGCTCGAAATCGACAACAGCCGGGGCCGTATTGACGTCGATCATAACGCCCATCGCATGCGAGGTTTGGACCAACGGACTGCCCTGGCCGGTCGATGCGTCCAGATGGAGCGTAACCATCTGCAAGAGCTGAGTTTGCCAGCGACATAGCCTGTTGATCTGATGGCCGATTGCAGCATCGATTTTGGGGACGTTCACTTGCAGGGCGAGGTCCGTCCCGCCGTTCGGCACATTGATCCCGCCCGCCAGCTCCTTGAAGCGCTTGACCGCAGCATCCTGATCAGCAGCTTCCTCGATCAGATTTGCTACAATCGCAAGTCGCTGGGCTGGCTGAAATGCCAAGAATTGATGCGCGTAGGCCACCAGCGTGCGTAAGGCCGCCTGGACGTCACCAATCAAAGGGGGGGTGTTGGACGGCGCGTCGGATGACGTGAGGATCACGTCGAAGCGACCAGGCATCGCTCCGACCATGACATTGAAATTCCCGATCATTGCCGACGCATTAGACTGCACCTGCGGCGCCCCAGCGGGAGCTTGCTGATAATTCTGCGGGCTGGAATTGAACAGCTTCAACCACGGCTGCAGCGCGTCGGGCTGACCTGGCTTAGGTGCCGTAAACAGCACAAACTGCAGCGACTGCGCAGACCAAGTCATTCCATTCCCCCATGATTCGGCTGTCCCATACTCACCTTATCACCAAATTACCATAAACCTCAGCTGAGCCGCTTCCAGAAGCGCCCGTTGTCCGGCAACTGCTGAAAGCAGCTGCTTCCGGCGGTTAAGCGAAGACCTTTTCATTCATATAGTTCAGCACCCTCTTTACGTCAGTGCCCTTCGTGAACATCACCTCGCAGACTCCCCAGCCTGAACCGCAAATCTTGAATTCTGCGTCGAGGTCAAATGTGCCTGAATTTTCAACGCTGAAGGCTGTGATGGCCTTCCAAGGAAACGAGGCAATCTCGACCTTCTTTCCCATCAGCCCCTGCTTGTTATAGACCATCAGCCTGCGGTCGGTGAAAATCGCCCCGTCACGGAGACCTTTGAATTCCATTTCGATTTGCTCGCCTGCCATGACGACAGGCCCATAGACATCGCGCGCCGTCCCGATGCTGACCGGATTGCCGACCAACACCTTGCCCATGAAAGCGTGATTTTCCTGCGCCATCGTTCCCCCTTCAATAAACCTCAATTTACCGGCACTCGCGCGCCAAGCGCCCGCCGTCATCCCATCGTCCAACATAGACCGCGCGCCCGCGCGCCAGCTGCGCGCAAGCGAGATTAATGCCACCGGCATAGATCTGCGCCACGACGCGGCCATAATGGTCGAATTTGACCGGCTCGACGCGCATTTGCCCCGTCATGAGTGAGGCAAGGCTGCGCTGCGAGGCGCGGCCGTCGCCCTGAACGCACCGACGGTGCGGAGGGCAGCCGTGTAACTCAGGCGCGTCGATCCCCAACAGCCTATAGCGCTGGCTGCCGCACCTGATCGTGTCTCCGTCGCTCGCATGGCAGGCGCTCGCCGCAATGGCGAGTATCACAGACAGGATCATAGATCAGGTGCGCCGGATCACGCCGACGACGCGGCCGAACACGAACATCTCGCCGTCATGGGCAGTTTCTTCGCGCACGTTGGGATTGTCAGCCATGAGCTTGTAGCTGCCATCAGGCATCGCACGAACGCGCTTGATGGTCCCCAAGCCGCCATAGGACAGCGCCCATATCGCCTCTTGCTCATCAATAGCTCGGCGGGACCGATCTATGATGATGATGTCCCGATCATTGATCGTCGGATACATGGAATCGCCGCGAGGACGCGCAATGGTTAGATGTGAGACAGGGGCTGCCGTGAACTGGCGTACCCACTCCTCTGGCATCCAACGTGCAATCGTGTTGACGGGAGCCTCGTCGAGATAGGCTGCGCCCATGCCTATGCCCAAATCGATCTCTTCGAGCCGGATCAAGCCCATCTGCTCGGCTATGTCCTCAGGCGTCGGGGGAATGAACGCTCCCGCATCCGGATCATCAGTTCCGCCGGTCAAATACGCCGGAGTGGTCCGCAAAAACTGAGCAATAACGTGGAGGTGCGATGAGGACGTCGATTCCCCCCGCGCCAGCTTCCCGATGGTCTGCGGACTGACGCCAACCTTCCGGGCAAGGCTTGATTGGCTTTCCCCGACCGCCTCCATCCGGGAAATAAGACGCTCAGGGATGATCATGCGCGCACCCTACATCCATGGTTGTAGATATCCATGGAATTATTCTTCTTGACCATCTTGGAACTTTGGTTGTAGCTAAGCTGCATGGAACAGGAAATTACCCCATATCAGGCGCTTGTTTCTGCAACTGAAGTTGCAGGCTCCCAGTCCGCGATGGCACGTATCTGCGAAGTTACGCAGACCGCTGTCTGGAAATGGTTGCAGTCTTCCAAGCGCCTGCCCGCCGAATATGTCCTTCGCGTCGAAGCAGCGACGGGCGTTCCCCGTCACCTGCTCCGTCCCGACATCTACCCGCTCGATCTTCCCCCAATTCCTGCCTCCGCCATTGCGGAACCAACCCCGCTCTGTGGCCCGATCTTATCCGGGCACATGGTGGACCGACAGGGTAAAGCGCAGCGGCTTTTGGACAAAAGGGCTGCGCAATGAACGGCTTGGCTCTCACCATGAACATGATCTTCCGGCGCGCCATCGCCTCGCTGGCGGACGACGCCCAGTTCTCCAAAAGCGAAACGGCTTGGCTTCTGATGCCTTTCGCTGGCTGGATCGCCCTGATTATCGTGGGAGCGCCGCAGTGAAGCCGCGCCGCGCCCTCACCCCTTATCGCGCTCTGCATGAAATCGCGGACCTGCTCGGTTGGGACGGCTGCGCCTCAGTTCTGGGCAAGTCCGAAAGCCTGGTGCGCAAATGGGCCGATCCCGACACCGAGCGGGAGATCAGCTATCAGGCCGCCATCCGGCTCGACGCCGCTTACATGCGCGCTGGCGGCAAGAGCGCGCCGTTGTTCGAGTGTTACGCCGCGCGGCTCGACCTGTCGGCCGATGAAGACGAGGACCATGCCGGCACCATGGAGGCCGTCAGCGCCGCCGCAAAAGAGGCGGGCGAAGCCGTCGCAGCTGCGATCGATTGCCTCGGACGCACCAATGATCTGGCAGCCCGCAATCGTGCCGTGATCGAGACTGAGGAAAGCATAGGCGCGCTGCAACGGCTGCGGCAGCGCCTGAAACGGAGCGGTTGAACGAGTGACAGACGCGGGGGCGGGAAACATGGGATATGAAACGAAATTTCCTGATCAGGACGGCAAGCGCAGCCTTGGCTTGCGCTGCCCACATTGTCAGGCGCCGGCGACCTGCCGCACCAGCAAGGGCGTCACGTCGATCTTCCGCGAGCTTTTCTACATCTGCAGCAATGTCATGTGCGGACACACGTTCAAGGCATCGCTGACCTACGAATATGGGCTGTCGCCAAGCGCCTGCCCTGATCCGACCCTGAACCTGCCGATGCGTCCGGTCGATCGCGCCGTCGCCATTGCGCAGGCCACCCAGCAACCAGGCGCAGGCCCGCCCAGCAAACAGCCCGGCCTCTTCGACTGATCCCGCTCACATTGCCGTTTTGCGCGCTCGATTTCGAGCCACGCCCTCTTTTTGCCTGAAAGACCTGACCCTTGCCTATTCGCGACGACATCAGAAACGAGGTTATCAAGCGCGTGACGGCCGAATTCGGCTTCATGGGCAAGGGTGACTGGCTGCAAAAGGGCAAGTGCCCCCAATGCGGCAAGAAGGAGCTTTTCACCCGCTCCGATAATCCGATCATTCTTCGGTGCGGTCGTGAGAACCGCTGCGGTTGGGAAGGCGCGACCAAGGATCTGTATCCCGACATTTTCGATGTCTGGTCGAAGCGATTCCAGCCCACGGAAACGAACCCGACCGCATCGGCGGACGCCTATCTCAGCCACGCGCGCGGCCTCGATCTGGCCGGCATGCGCGGCTGCTACACGCAGGAAAACTTCATCGACCGCAGCAGCGGCCACAACAGCGCAACGGTCCGCTTCTCTCTGCCCGGCGGCTCATGGTGGGAACGGCTGATCGACCAGCCCGGCAGGTTCGAGAAGAAAGCCAATTTCGCGTGGGGCAAGCCGTGGCGCGGTCAGCTGTGGACGGCACCCGACCAGACGCTGGAGGCCATCGCCCGCGCCGATCGGCTGTTCATCGCAGAAGGCATCTTCGACGCATGGTCGCTTCGACAGGCCGGCCATTTCGCCGGATCGGCCATGTCGTCCAACAATTACCCGGAAATCTTCCTGGCCGAATTGCGGCGGGTGATGGCCGCGCAGGAAATCGCGGCAGGGCCGGAACTGGTCTTCGCCTTCGATGTGGGCCGCGCCGGCACCGAATATAGCCGCAAGTTCGTGAAGCGTGCCCGGCAGGAAGGCTGGCGCGCTACCGCCGCCCAGCCCCGACCCGAGGGGGAGAGCGAGAAGCTCGACTGGAACGACCTGCTGCAACGCGAACGGCTCGAACTGCAGCATATCGTCGAATATTTGTGGAACGGCGAAGTGCTGCTCGCCGACAGCGCGGCGGAAAAGGCCTTCCTGCTCTATGACCGCAAGGGCTGGCCCAGCTTCTCCTTCGTCTATGACAATCGCACCTGGTGGGCGCATTTCAACGAAGCGAAGATCGCCGAAACGATGGCGGCGGACGGCATCACCCGCAAAGCCGCCGCCAAGCTGTGCGCGGACATCAGCGAAATCGCCAACTGCGCCTTCCGCGTCCTGTATTTCCAGCGCGACGACACGATCGACGAAAGCCAATATTATCTGCGCGTCGATACCCCGAGCGACCGCCCGCCGGCCAAGGCCGCCTTCTCGCCCGCTTCGCTGTCTGCCAGCGCCGAATTCAAGAAGCGGCTGCTGGGCGTTGCCCCCGGCGCGCAATTTACCGGCACCACCGGCCAGTTGGACAAGCTGATCGCGCTCCAGACGAGCGGCATCAAGACCGTCGAAACGCTGGATTTCACCGGCTACAGCATCGACCACGGCGCATATGTCCTGGGTGAGATCGCCGTAAAGGGCGGTCGGGTCGAGCGGGTCAACGACGAAGACTATTTCGACTTTGGCAAGATGTCGCTCAAGCTGCGCTCGCGCGAGCGCATCCTGTCGATCAGCTACGACGCCGACCAGCTGGACACTTCATGGGTCGCCGACATTTGGACGGCCTACGGCCCTAACGGCATCGTGACGCTAACATTCTGGTTCCTGTCGCTGTTCGCCGAGCAGGTCCGCAAATCGCAGGGTTCGCTCTTCTTCCTCGAAATGACCGGCGACCCCGGCACCGGCAAATCCACCCTAATCGAGTTCATGTGGCGGACCCTCGGCCGCGACGGATATGAAGGGTTCGACCCTCAGAAATCGACCAGCGCGGGCATCGCGCGCAACCTGTCGAAGGTTGGCAACCTGCCCATCGTCCTGATCGAGGGCGACCGGCAGGACGATGGCAAGGGCAGCCACGCCAAGCGCTTCGAGTGGGAGGAACTAAAAACCGCCTTCAACGGCCGCTCGCCCCGCACACGCGGCGTCAAGTCCGGCGGCAATGAAACCTACGAGCCGCCGATGCGCGGCGCGGTCGCCATATCGCAGAACGCGCCCGTCAACGCCTCTGCGGCGGTGCTGGAGCGTATCGTCCAGCTGACCTTCGACAAATCCTACTTCGGCGCGCCAGGCAAGGCGGCAGCGGAGCGCATCAAAGCCCGGAAGGTCGATGTGCTGTCCGGCTTCATCATCCACGCGATCCGCCGCGAAGACGCCTTCCTCAAGACCTTCTTCGCCAAATTCCGCGAGCATGAAGCCCGGATGATCAAACAGGGTCAGGTCGGCAACGACCGTCTGATCCTCAACCATTGCCAGCTGCTCGGCGCGCTGGAGGCGCTGCACGAATGGCTCCAGCTTCCCGGCTCAGTTTACCATGAGACGGTGGATTTCATCTACCGCGCGGCGGTCAAGCGGCGCGAGGCGCTGTCGGCCGATCATGTCCACGTCCAGCGCTTCTGGGAACTGGTCGATTATCTGGAATCGGCGGAAACGAACCTCACGGAAAACCCGATCAACCGGCACCGGAAGGACGACGCCTTCTATGCGATCTCGCTCCCCCATTTCGAAGAACGCTGCCGCGCTCGTGGCCTGACGCACCCGCCGATCGACGATCTCAAGCGCGTCCTGCCCACGTCCCGGAGCCGCCGTTTCGTCGGCAACAAGCCAATCAACGGCGTCGGCGACAAGCATGTCCGCTGCTGGGTCTTCGAAAAGCCCGACCACCCCCGCCAACAGGAAAGGCACTGAAATGCCCACCCCTTCGACGCGCCTGCACACCATCGCCTGCACCTGTGATCGGTGCCGCCCGCTCACCCCGCGCCAGCAGATGCTGGTTCGCGCCTCGCTGGGCGCGATCGGCATGCTGACCGGCGCTCTCATTCCCTTTTTCTTCGGTTGAAAGGCCTCTCATGACCGCCACGAACTCAATGACGGGCACCCAGCCCTACACCTTTATCTGCGGCGCATGCTGCCGCGAAGAGAACAGCCCGACAGATAACATGCCGGGGGGATGGACCGTCATCGCCATGGACTGTTCGGGTGCGCCCTATGTCCGGTGCCCTGACTGCGGCGACCGCCTCCAGCGCGATTTCGATGCCCGCATGGATGATTTCCATGGCCTGCCCGGACAAGGGGCAGCAGCTGCCGCGCACGTAGAAAAGATGTTCAGGATCACGGCCCCGAAGCCGCCGGCGTTCAGCGTCTTTCTCGAAAAGCAGGATGGAGGTGATTTTCGCGTGGCGCTGCTGCCCGAAGCCGTGCTGATGCGCTGGCTGCCGCTAGGCTTCTTCCTCACCCCCGCCGAGGCGCGCGCGACCGCGCGCGACCTGATGCACTATGCCGCCCAGGTGGAACGCCCCGGCAAGCTGGTCGAGCAGGGGAGCGCAGCCGCATGAGGATGAAGCACGACGCCCTGCTCGCGCGCAGCAGCGACCTGCAATTCCAGAAGCGCCGGCGGTCCTTGACGGCCAGCGAAGCCGCGGAACTCGACAATCTGGAATATCGCTACGAACTACGCATCCGCCGCGTGACGGATCAGATCGCGGCATGCCGCGCCAAGCTGGACCGGCTCTGCGCAATCCGTGACGGGAGGGCAGCTGCATGATCAGCTGCGGTCGCTGCGATACAGGCGCATTGCCAGCGCCTGGGCAGAACCTGCCCGAAGGCTGGCAGATGCACGCGCTCAGCCGAGGAAAGGGCAGCTATGCTGTCTGCGCGACCTGCCTTCCGAAGATGAGCGACAGCACGCGCGCGACCGGGAACGCCGCCGCTGATCAGCTGCGACTTCTGATCGAGCGCTGGGAACGGCTCCAGGAGGAGAAAAAGGGCATCGCCGACGATCAGAAAGACGTGATGCTGGAGGCGAAATCCTGCGGTTACGACACCAAAGGCATGATGGAGATCATCAAGCTCCGCGCGATGTCCCCGCACGATCGCGCCGAGCGGGACGCCATCATCGAAACCTACCGCGCCTCGCTGGGGATGGACTGATGGGACAGGCGCACACACACCACCTGCTGTCATTTTCGGGAGGCAAGGACTCGCTGGCCTCGCTTTGCAAGGCGGTCGAGCGGCGTGATCGCACGGGACAGGATTTCCGGGTGTTGGTCGCCAACACCAAAAACGAGAACCCGATCACAGAAGATTATTGGACCAAGATTGAAGCCTTGCTCGGCATATCCTTCGAATATGTCGAGGCGAATTTCTCAGCAGAGTTCGCGTTCCGCCGCCGGCAGATAGACGTGGAGTGGTCCAAGGAAAAGCGGCGAAAAAAGCACAGCACCGAGTGTAACGACCGGCGGGAACAGTTGGGTTTCGTGAAGGCTTGGCGCGAGCGTTGTGACTGCCCGGTGCGGATTTCCTTGCCGGTTCACCCAGACATAATTGGCAGGGCCAAGGAACTCCTGGCTCCCACCGGCAACGCGTTCCTTGACCTATGCATGCTCAAGGGGCGCTTCCCGTCTCGCATGGCGCAGTTTTGCACCGAGCGGCTCAAGCTGGAGCCAATCAACAAGGTCGTCCACCCGCTACTTGATGCCGGCGACAATGTGGTTTCTTGGATCGGCGAGCGCGCGGAAGAGAGCGACAGGCGCGCAAAAAAACCGCCGATCGAGCGCATCCGTTGGCCATCCGGTTCGTCGCTGACCCTCTATCGTCCACTGTTTTATTGGACGGCTGCCGAGTGTTTCGCCATCGCCAAGCGTCACGGGATTCCACCTAATCCGCTCTATATGATGGGCTTCTCGCGCGTCGGCTGCATGCCCTGCATCAATGAGGATAAGGAAGGGATTGCCCAGATCGTGGCGCGCTTCCCTGAGATCATCGATCGCATCCGCGAGTGGGAAATAATCGTCGCGCTAGTGAGCCGGCGCGGTGAAGCAACATTCTTCCCGGCCCCGAGTGTTCTCGGCGATCCTGAGGACTACACCCGCGCCCAGATCGACAAGGTCGTTGCATGGTCGAAGACAACCCGCGGCGGACGACAATTTGACCTTATGCAAGCGCTGTGGCGCACCCAAGCCGAGCAAGACGGCCTCATCTGTGAATCTCGATATGGGTTGTGCGAATGACGCATTATCTTCCCGAATCTTGGGACGCGATTGTCGCAGAGTGCGAGAGGCGCGAGGCAGGCTGGGCCAAAGCCATGGCGGAAGCAGGCCACGGCGACGAACGCTGGCGTCTATCGGAAAAGCGCGAAGCCGACATCGCGAAGTGGCATGTCATCGCCGTCCGGATCGCGCGCACTAGCGGCGTCCCCGGCCTAGTCATGGAAGACCTGATCGGCGTCGGCCGCCCGCCCCAGCCCGAAACCGCGCAGCAGTGGCTTGACCTGCTCGCCATGGTCCGCCGCGCCGTCGATCGCGAAGCCGCGAACGGCGACACCGACGCCTACCGCAACCTCTACGCCATTTGGCGCTGGTTCCACATCTACGTCCATGTCTGGCGGCTTCCCGCGATCGAGGCGGCCGCCTGCCTGCACGGGAACGCCGCATGACCGCCATCACAATCGGCAACGCCACCCTGTTTCAGGGTGACAGCTACAAAATCCTGCCGACGCTTGGCTGGATCGACAATCTCGTCACCGACCCTCCCTATGAGTTCCGAGCCGAGGGCGGCGGCATGTATCGGGCCGAGCGGAAGGGCATGGACGATATTCTTGCCGAAGGGCTGGCGGACGGCTTTGATCACAGCATCATCAACCCGCTGCTATGCGGCTCCGTCATCGTCTTCTGCCACAACGACCAACTGCCCAGGCTGCTGCCATATCTGGACGGCAGCTTCGAGCGGCAATGCGTGTGCATCTGGCGGAAAAAGAACCCGCAGCCGGTGGCGAACAAACATTATCGGCCGGTGATGGAGTTCTATATCCATGCGTGGAACCGCGGCTTTCACCCACGCGGCTATCTCCAAGACCTCGATCGTATGATCGTCGCGATGTCGCCGCGGGGTGAGGCCAAGTTCGGCCATCCCACGGTGAAGCCTGACGAGGTGATGAACAAGATCATCACGAACGTCGCGCCTGGCGTGATCTGCGATCCCTTCATGGGCACCGGCTCCACAGGCGTTGCCGCCATAAAGGCCGGCAGGAAGTTTATCGGGATCGAGAAAAACCCCTCCTTTTTCCAAACCGCGCTGGCACGCATCAATGCTGCTGTCACAGCACTGGAGGCCGCATGATCGCCTACGCCTCCAGAACGAACACTCGCCGGAATGTAGCTGAGATCAAAGCTGTGAACTGGAGAGGGATGGTTTCGCCGTTCGACCGTGGCGGTCCTATTCTAGAAGGTCTGCCTCATGCTGTGGACTGCGGTGCTTGGGCCACCTTCCAAGCGTTCACGCGAGGAGAGAGGTCAACTCCGCTTCCCGATCTGCGCCGGTTCACCGCGACAGTGCAGCGCTATGGTCGAGACGCCGATTTCATCGTGATCCCAGACATCGTCATGGGAGGAGAACTCAGCTGGCATCTCTCTCAGGCTTGGCTTCGAAAGTTGCGTCGCTGGCCTCTGATTAAGCGCGTCCGTTTGATGATCGCGGTTCAGAACGGCTTCGATCCGGCCTTGATTGAACCATTCCTTTCACCACGCGTCGGCGTGTTCGTCGGCGGCGACACCGATTGGAAGCTTTCTACGATGGCCGATTGGGCCTCGATCGCACATCGCAAGGGCGGTCAGTGTCATGTCGGCCGCGTGAATACCGCTCGCCGAATCGCGCTGTGCGGCAAGGCAGGAATAGACAGCTTTGACGGCACATCAGCCACGAAGTTCGCTGTGACGACCAAGCCGCTGGAGCGCGCTCGCTATGCGGCGGTGCTGGAGCGGTGCCAGATCGACATCGAACAATATCTACGCGGAGTTGCCGCATGACGGCGACCGATGCCACCGGGCTGCTTAAAGAGGCTGATGCGGCCAAATGGCTCGGCATCAGTCCTCGGACCTTGCGCAAGCTGCGCCATGACGGCCAGCTTCATTATATCTTGATCCGCACCGCGATACGCTACAGCCTTTCAGATCTGCAATCCTACGTCGAGCGCGCCCGCCAATGTCCGTCTATCAAAGAGAAGGCTCCCCCTACTGGTGGTATAGCATCACCCTCCCCGACGGTCGCCGACTTCGAGGCAGCACGAAGAAGACGGCAAAGCGGGAAGCCAGGCTAGTCGCCCTTGAAAAGGAGCAAACGGCTCTCGCCGCGCCGCGGCGCGATCAGGCGTGGCGGTTGCGGGAAGTGCTGGGCACCTATTGGACCGATCACGCGCAAAATCTGCAAACCGCGTCCGTCATGTTCTTCCACTATGAGTTGCTGTCGGAATTCCTTGGCCCTGATCTCCCGATCGCCGATCTGACTTCATCCCTGTTGCTCGACTATCGGGCGGCGCGGCGCGGCGGCAGCATAAAGGCTACCGCCGACATGCTCGATCGCAGCAGCCCGTGGCGCAAACGCGCGCTCGACGACAAGGGGTTCGTCCGCGCCGTGTCGCCGCAAACGGTGAACCGTGATTTCGCTCACCTGCAGGCGGCGATGAACTGGGCGAAGGACATGCACGGCAAACAGATGCCGTCGATCAACTGGAGGGGGTTGAAGGCGAAGGAAGCGCCGTTCCGAAATCGCTTTGCGAGCGGCGATGAATTCGCAACCTTGCTGACGACCGCTCACCCGGCAATGCGCGACATCATCTTGTGCGCGGTCACAACCGGCCTGCGGCGCGGCAACATCTTCTCGATGGAGTGGCACCAGGTCAACCTGCGGGCCTCCACCATCACCTTGCCCAAGCTGAAAGGCGGCAAGCCCCACACGGTGCAGATCGCGCCTGCTCTGCGCGCCGCGCTGGCGCGAACGAAGCCTGATCAGCGCAAAGGGCCGGTCTTCGACACGACGAACTATAAGAGACGGTGGCATGCGGCCGTGAAGGCCGCTGGCCTGGTCGATTTCAAATTCCATGACCTTCGCCATACCTTCGCCAGCTGGGCGCGGATCAATGGCGCGGACCTCCTCGACATCTGCGAGGCGCTTGCCCACTCCAGCGTGTCGGTCACGCAACGCTATGCGCACGTTAAGCCAGAGAGCAAAATGACGGCCTTCGACCGCGTTGCTGAAGCCTTCGCGTCACAATCCGCGTCACAATCCGCCAGACTGCGGAAGAAAAAGACGGCATAGGCCGCGATTTTTCGCCTGTTTTCAAGGCGTTCTGTGGTGCACCCGGCGCGATTCGAACGCGCGACCTCCAGATTAGGAATCCGACGCTCTATCCTGCTGAGCTATGGGTGCCCGGTGACGGCTCTATGCTGCGTCGGCGGCGGGGTCAATTCTTCACTTCGGGGGGGATCACCGGAAAGGGA